CCCGCCTCGTTATACATGCCCTTTTCCAGTCTCAGGTTGTCAAAACGATATCCCATATTTCCATACCTCCCTTTCTCACAGGCGGATGACGGCGCCGCCGCTCTCCGCCCGCACCACCAGATATTCGCCGCCGGTGGGCGTCTCGGCGCTGTCCGGCCGGACGCCGCCGGAGCCGTCGGCCAGCAGCCGGTTCCACCCCTCACTGAGCGCGCCGCCGCTGGCGGCCACCCGGATCAGCCCGCCCAGCTGTACCGCCGCGAAGCCCTCCCCGGCGCTCAGGGCCACGCCGCAAAAGCGCTCGCCGTCGCCGCAGGGGCCGACGGTGCCGTCCCCGGTGAGCTTCACCACCTGGCCCGCCTTTACCCCTTCGCCGCAGGCAAAGGTGGCCGCCACCTCTCCAATTCCCTCAAATGAAATCCTGCTCATGCTGCCTCTCCTTTCTCCTCTGTCCTCTCTGCGCATGGGGCCGCTCAGATCAAAAATGCCCCGTCCCGCTCTCCGTCGTTCTCCCGCCCGCCGCCATACCGCAGCTGGGTCTCCACCGGGAACACCCGCTCGGCCTGCCGCTCCAGCGCGCCCTTGAGGGCCAGCAGCTCGTCATAGCCCAGCTTGTCCGCGATGCCCCGGAGCACGGCGTGCTCCAGCCCCAGCCCGGCCAGGCCGCCCAGGCGGGCCACCTCCCCGCGCAGGCTCTCCAGGTATTTCCGCCCAAGGGCGGCCTCCTGCTCCATCCGCATGTGCTTCATCACCCCCGCGTTTCTCTGGGCGGGCACTGCCACGAAGGACCACTCATAGGCGTCGGTGGCCCCCACCAGCTCGGCCCAGCAGCGCCTGCCGCCGTACTCCGCCCCCTTCTCGTGGGGGCAGGTGTGGAACTCCTCGCCGCAGATGGAGCACACCGACCGCTCCACCGCGCAGCCCACGCTGACCTCCTTCTTGATCCCCCCCTCGATGGCGGCGATCAGCTCCCGGTTTCCCTCGGTGCGCAGGAGGTAGGCGCAGCCCTTCAGATAGCAGTAGGGCTCGCCCGCCTCCGTCATCCAGCTCTCCCGCACCACCTCGGTTCGGTAGATGCGGGCCGCCTGGTTCCGGGTGCTCCACTGGTGGTCAAACAGACCGCTCCTGCCCACAAACAGGGGGGCCAGCTCCTCCAGGGTAGCGGCCGGGAACCGCTCGTTGTCCCGGTCGATCTCATTGTCGCACAGCCGCACCGCGAAGGCGTATACCTCCTCAGGCCGCAGCTTTTTTTTGCTCATGGCGTTGATCGCTTTTAGCTCCTCCGGGCTGACCTCCAGCCCGCAGTCCACGCCCGCCTCCTTGTTTACGTTCATCCCATCGCTCCCCTCATCTTACTCTGCGCCCTATACCCCGACGAGCCGCCCCTCTCCCTCCGTAGGGCGCGGCATCCCTGACGCGCCGCTCTTTCCCGGTGGCCCCGATCTGGTCTCCTCTGCCCGCGCCGACACTCTTCAGCCCTCTTTGCCCTCTCGCGCCAATCGCAGCTCCTCCGCCTGCTCACGGTACAGTTCCGCCCGGGCCTCCTCGACCTCGTCGCCACACGCTCCAGATCCCTCGCCGCGCCGCTTGCGGCGCGGCTCTCTCCTTCCGCTGCGTCTCCTCTCCCCAGAAAAGTGCTCCGCACTTTCCCGGGGACCCCGATCTGGTCTCCTCTGCCCGCGCCGGCACTCTTCAGCCCTCTTTGCCCTCTCGCGCCAATCGCAGCTCCTCCGCCTGCTCGCGGTACAACTCCGCGCGGGCCTCCTCGACCAGATCCTGGAGGTTGATGTCCTCCCAATCCACCGTCACCCTCCGGTCGTACCCGTGGAGGGCCAGCCACAGCTCGCAGATACGCTCCACCACAGGCTCCAGCCCCCGCCGGATGGCGGTGAGCTCGCTGGTCATCATGTCGGCCTGCTGGGTGCTCATCCGCTCGGTGGACGACCAGCTCAATCCCAACAGGAAGGGCGGTATGCCCGTCCGGGCCACGAGCTGTTCCAGAATCTGCCGCACCGGCACCTCGCTGTCCAGCACCTGGTTGTCCGCTCCGATCACCTTGATGTCCACGTCGCCCACGGCGACAAAATCGCGCACCCGGCCGTCCCGCCCCGCCTCCATGGCTGCGGACCACTCCCGGGCGATCTGGCGGCTGCGCTCCTGGGCCATGGACTGCTCCAGGGGCGCGTCCCCCGGCTTGTAGACCACCGCGAAGCGCACGTTGCCCATCCGCTCCCAGTTCATCCCCATCGCCTGGTAGATGTTCAGCAGGATTCCGGTCAGGAAGGGCATGGACCGCAGCAGACTCACGCCGTAGGGGCTGCCCACCTCCGGCTGAAAGGGGGTGAAGAGCAGCAGCTCCTGCCGGGGCAGCTCCCGGAGCTGCCCGTCCCCACTCCTTCCCCACAGGGTAAACTCCAGCGGCGACTCCCCCTCCCGAATCTCCACGTCCGCCGGGTTGCCGCACAGCACCGCCGCGATCTCCCGGCCCCGCCGGTCAGGGACGATCTCCCCCACCGCCCGGCCGAAGGTGAGCATGGAGTCCAGATAGCCGTCCAGGAAGGACTGGATACCCCTCTGTCCGCGCCCGGTGTTCACATGCTGGAGGAACCAGTCCAGCCCCTCCTGGGCAGCGCTCTCCCGGCAGGACACCTTGACCCCGCCCGCCAGCCGCACCAGCTTGCGCAGGGCGGCGTCCACAATGGGGACGGCCTCCCGTATGCTCCGGTAGAGCTCCATCTCCCCCTGGCTCAGCGGCACATACCCGTCCAGCACGCCGAAGGGGTGCCGTCCCCCCTCCCGGAGCTGCACCGCCGCCCCGGCCCCATTCTCTCTTTTCCTTGCAAATATACCCATGCTCTCCTCCCATCCTCTGCCGCGGCGCGCTCCGCGCTAAAACCGCCCCCGCTCCACACACAGGCCTCCAACGTACCCCCGCTCTCCCGCCGCAACACTGGCGGCAAAATAGCGGATGTCGTCCATGGCGTGGTCGTGGACTTTTTTTACCCGGTCGCCCCCGGCCTTCTCATCCCAGCAGTAGAGGGTAAACTCCCGGAGGGCGTCGGCGCAGCCCTGGCAGATCACCAGCCTCCCCCGCCGCAGCAGTTCGGCGGTGGTTCGGATACCGGCCAACACGTCGTTGTCGGCCTTTTCCACCCGCCATCCCCGCCGGCGCAGGGTCTCGATAAAGCTGGCCGCCGACGGGTCGGCCACCACCTTCCAGATGGGCCGTCCCCCCGCCAGCCGCTCCAGGGCGTCGGCGTGCTCTCCGTCGGTTCTCTGCCGCCCCTCGGCCCGGGCGTCATAGTAGGACTCCGCCACCCGGTACCACACTCCGTCCCGCAGCCCCCACAGCCCCAGGGACGTGGGGTTGACCGTACCGTAATCGCAGGAGATGCACCACCGCTCCATGCCGCCCACCGGGACGGGCCTCGCCCAGCTCTCGTCGAAGAAATCGTATACCCGCCCCTGGGCGGCCACCCACTCCCCCAACACAAACCGCCGGTAGAAGGCGCCGCTGAAGCTGCGCGCGTACCGCTCCCGCACCTGAGGCGTCAGCGCCGGGTTATCCTCCATGGTGAAGTGGAGGTAGAGCGCCCGCCGCTCCTCCGCCTTTAAAATCCACTCCTTGTAAAACCAGTGCTCCGGGTGCTCCGGGTTGCAGGAGAACCACATCCGGCTCCCCGGCACGGAGCACCGGGCGCAGGCCTGCTCCACGAAGGAGCGGGGCATGAGGGCCGCCTCATCCAGCAGAACCCCCGCCAGCGTGATGCCCTGAATCAGGGCCGCGCTTCCCTCGTCTCTGCCGCCAAAGAGGTAGAAGGTGTTCTCCTTCCCGCCCAGCCGTACCGTCAGCCGGTTTTGGGATGCCTGCTCCCTCCACTGGAACCCCAGCGCCCCCAGCGTAGGCAGCACCTCCCGCAGCAGGTTGCGCCGCAGCGCCGTGATGGTTTTGCCGCACAGCCCGAAGGCCATGCCGTCGAAGCAGGCCGTGGCCCACAGGAAGAAGGCCAGCCCCATGCACAGGGTCTTTCCGCTGCGTACCGCTCCGTCGCAAATAACCGCCTCCCGGCTTTGCCCCTCGGCGGAACACCACCAGGTGAGCACACGCCTCTGCTGCCGGGAAAAGGCCCTAAACCGCATCGGCGCTCTCCCGCAGCGCCCGGAAAAACTCCTCCGCCCCGTCCTCCCGGCCGCCGGACAGCTCCACCAGCCGCTCCAGCACGGCCGCCCGATCCACCAGCTTCAGCTCCACCGCGCCGTTTCCGCTGCGCTTGAACTCCTTCAGCGCTCCCAGATCCAGCCCGTCGATCTCTCCTAGCTGTTCTCCGTCCAGGAACGCCAGCTTTACCGCGTCATTTACTCTGCAACCTGCCAGCCGCTCCATCCTCCGCAGCAGCCGTGCCCGCTCGTTCTTCACGCGTTTCCCTCCTCACCTCCACTCCGCATCCCCGAAAAAGTGGCCCATTTCCGTCCACCTTTCTTTTGTGTTTTTACTTTTTGTCTACCAAAAGTCTACCAGAAACGCCTTGGAATCCTTTGGGTTCCAAGGCGTTTTCACTTTTCCCGCTCCCGTATTGTCTACCAAACGTCTACCATAGTAACCTTTTGATTCTGTTTCCCCGCCTTTTATATCCCTATCCCCCGAAAACTGCATTGTTTCCTTCCCTGTAAGGGGCGTCATACGCCCCTCTGGCTCAAAATTCAGAAGGAGGAAATCCAAATGAGAAACCTCAAGCGGGCTCTCAGCCTGGCTCTGGCGGCGATCATGCTCATCGGCATGATGGTTGTCTCCGCCAGCGCTGCGGGCTTTGACGACTTCTCCGACAAGGATGAGATCGTCAACAAGGATGCCGTTTCCATGCTCACCATTCTGGGTGTGATCAACGGCAAGGAAGATGGGTCTTTCTTTGACCCCGCGGGCAATGTGACCCGTGCCGAGATGGCGAAGATGATCGCCACCGTCCTGAATCAGGGCGCCGATGTGGACGGCCTGTATGTCGGGATGAACACCGGCCTGACCGACGTGAAGGGCCACTGGGCTGAGAGCTACATCAACTACTGCTACAGCCTGGGCATCATCGCCGGCCGCGGCAATGGCAAGTTTGACCCCGCCGCTACCGTTACCGGCAACGAGGCCGCCAAGATGCTGCTAGTGGCCGCCGGCTACGACGCGCAGCTCGAGGGCCTGACCGGCAACGACTGGGCCATCAAGACCGCCTCTCTGGCCTCTACCCTGGGCATCTTTGATGACCTGACCGCTCCCACCGGCGATCCTCTGACCCGCGACAACGCGGCGCTGCTGATCTACAACGCTCTGGACATCGAAATGATCCAGAAGTACGAGAACGGCTACGCAATTGCCTTTGGGGATCACCGTACCCTGCTGTCCACTAAGTACGGCGTGTACAAGGTGGAGGGCGTGGTCACCGGCAACGAGTGGGCCCAGCTGGAGGATACCGACAGCGAGGACGCCCTGGCCGCCGGCAAGACCAAGATGGATCACGTAAAGGTCTACAAGTCCACCACCAGCAACACCGTTGTGGGCGAGTATGAGACGGAGAAGAACCCTGTTATCTTCAACGTGTCCACTCCCGTCGACATGCTGGGTCAGACTGTGACCATGTATGTGCGCAAGACCACCGTTCTGGCCAACTCCGAGGTTCTGGGCGTGTACGTGAACGGCAACAACAACGTGGTCAAGACCACCGCCGACACCCAGGACACCATGAAGGACTTCCTGAAGGGTACCGGCCTGAGCGTGGACGGCGATACCGCCTACTACGTCAACTACGGCGTAATGAAGGACGAGGCTGCCGCCACCAAGGCCATGGGCTTCGAGTCCGGCGACCGCTTCAACAGCGTGAAGGGCAAGACCAACGGCTACGGCGTGGAGCTGACCGCCATCGACAACGATAACGACGGCGAGGTTGAGTACGTGCTGTACCTCCAGGAGACCCTGTCCCAGGTCATCGCCAAGAGCGCCTCCAAGGAGACCACCACTCTGAACACCTTCAACTCCAACAAGGCCATTGACAACGAGGACATCGTGACCGAGGCCGACCTGGCTGAGGGCGACCTGGTTCTGACCGTCTCCTACGGCGGCCGCTACTATGTCTCCGAGCCCCAGGTGATCACCGGCCAGATGGAGTCCTATGCTGCCAACAAGGAGAAGGAGCAGACCATCACCGTGGGCGGCACTGAGTACCACCCCTCCTACATCCAGTACAAGGCTGACACCGCTGACAACACCTATGAGTTCGACGTGCTCAAGTGCGACAACGGCGGCGTGGAGTTCGACTCCGACTACGACTTTATCCTGGACAGCAACGGCAACGTCATTGCCTACCGTCCCTCCGAGCAGGGCCTGTACGACTACGCCCTGGTTCTGGACTCCGGCTATGAGCCCGGCGCCTTTGCCTCCGATGCCTCCGGCAAGATCAAGGTCCTGCTGGCCGACGGCACCGAGGGCGTCTACACCCTGAACTTCTCCGCCTCCGCCAAGAACGTGGGCGAGCAGGTTGCTGACGTTCTCACCACTAACAGCCATACTGAGAAATACAGCAAAAATCAGGGCATTCAGGAGCTGAAGGGCTTCCTGGGCACCTCCGACTCCGACAACTCCGCTACCGCCCCCTGGAAGACTCCTGTTGAGACTGGTAATACCGGCGCCTTTGTCAACAAGGACATTGATGCGACTGGTACTGCTGGTATCAACGACGCCGACTACAAGGACGGCCGCGCTACTGGCTATGTCATCGCCTACTCCCTGAACGATGACAATGTGCTGACCATTAAGTCCATCGTGGGCAGCAACGACGAGGTTTCCGTGGTGACCAGCGTCTTCAACCCCGCCGACGTGAAGCAGGGGACCATGAGCAGCGCCTATGAGACCGGCGCCGCCCGTATCCGCTACAACAGCAACAACAGCCAGATCACCGTAGACAAGAACACTGTGGCCTTCTATTATGACAACAGCACTCCCAGCGATATCACCTACGGCGTGGCTGTCGGCTACAATAAGATGGCTCATGTGGATAACAGCAAGACTGTTTCCGCCCGCTTCCTGGACAGCAAGTCCACCCTGGCCTCCACCGTGCTGTTTGACGCCAAGGGCGTGGCCGTGGAGAAGGACTATGCCTTCGTTCTGAGCCGCAGCAGCGTGGACAGCAAGTATGCCACCCTGAACGTGGTTCTGATGGATGGCACTGTGACCACCCTGAAGATCACCCGCAGCGACTACAACAGTATCTTCAACACCTCCAACGATTTCAGCATTCCCTATGCCTACACCACTGACGGCAACGGTGTTTCCGACCTGACCAAGCCCAACTTCTCCAGCGATGGCAACCAGGCCAGCAACCTGGAGATCGTCCGCGGCTATGCCCGTCAGTTGCGCACCGGCACCGTGGCCCTCTACACCAACAAGACCATGACCAACCTGGTTAACGGTACTTACGGCGACGGCACCTTCACCTACGAGAACAACATCTGGAACGTGGAGGACGTGGACAACAGCTATGAGAAGGCTCCTGTCGGCTCCTTCTCCGAGAACGTGGGCCGCGAGGTTGTCATGGTCATCGACAGCGACAAGAACATTGTCCGCGCCGCCTACATCCTGAGCACCCTGGACGGCGTGTACGCCGGTCAGATCAGTGTCACTACGGCCGCTGAGACTGGTGTGAATACCAACAGCACCAAGCTGGCCACCGCGACCGTGACCAAGCCCGCCGGCGGCACCGGCGCCCTCACCTACGAGTGGTTCAAGTGTGATGACGCGGCCGGGAGCAAGCCTGTCTCCCTGAAGAACGATGCCAACTACACGGTCAGCTCCTCTGGTGTCACCAGTGTCCTGAATGTGAAGGCTGGCGTCCTCACCGCTGGCGATCACTACTTCAAGGTCGTGGCTACTTACACTGAGACCGGCAAGGTTGCCACCACTGCTGACGATGTGGTGAAAGTGACCGTGGCCGCCGCCCCTGCGGCTGGCAGCCTGACTCTGAAGCTGCCCGACGCCAACAAGTTTAACGCTGCTTCCCTGCTGGTCAACTTCAAGGCCGGTAACGAGATTACGGTTGGCACCGACAAGTGGTACACCGGCATCAGCGCGGGCGACACCGTGAAGATCATCTCCACCGACTTCGTTGTGGGCTCTTATTGGGCCATCCCCGGTATCGCTGCCCCCGTCAAGATCACCTCCGCCAATGAGCTGAGTTTTGCGATGCCCGGTTCCGACGTCACCCTGGACAAGACCGCAGAGGTGGTTATGGTCCACGCTGGTGACGGCGTGACCGTGAAGGATACCAATAGCAGCGGCGCTCTTCTGGTCGGCAAGAACGACTCTGCCTATGTCCCCACCAGTAAGACCCTGCACATCACGGTCGATGCTGGTAACGGCACCGGCGTCATTCGGGCGAATAGTGCGGATACCCACTGGGCTCTGACTGCGAATGCCACCGCTACCAACAACACCGTTGCTCTCACCTCTGTGCACGGTGACCTGTACCTGATTCCCGCCGCGGTTCTTACAATTACCGATGTCAAGGCCTACGACGGTATGGACAACCAAGCCACTGAGATTACACCCAGCGGGTCCTATGTGGCTACTGGCGTAAGCATCTTCTTGGAGTCCAACGCCAACACCGATACTAATGTTATCAAAAACGGCGGAACTCAGATTCCCGGCAGCACCGCCGCCAATGGTACCAATAAAGCCACCGCTACACTTGCTATGCCCGCCACCGGCGCCACTATCACATTTGCTGCGCCGTAACCAAGAACGTCAACTGTATAAACATCCCCCCGGGCTTATGCCCGGGGGGATGTTCTATTTCACCGCGAAATAATGGTATTTGGTGCCGCTGTAGTTCATATAGGAGCGGTTCCGGCTGTCCTGGGTAACGGCGAAGCCGCTGGCCTGGATCTGGATGGCGGGCGTGCATGGTCCGTTGATGTCCTGATAGAACACTGGCCAGCCGTCTACCGCCAGGCCGCCGCTGATGCTTTCGCCGCCGTTGCTTCCATAGCGGTTGCCAAGCGCCATCTCCACCAGAACCGCCCTGGGCCGGAATCCCAGGTGAATCGTGCGGCTGGCGGCATTGTCGCCGGTATAGGCTCCTGTGCTGATCTCGGCCTTCTCCCGTTCCAGCCGCTCCGCCTGGGCCTTGGCGGCCCGCATGCCTGTGTCGATCCTGGCAAAGTCCTGATTGAAGTCCGTCCGCAAAAAGCTGTCGGACGGCTCCCATTGGTGCAGTTGATAGTGTTCCGTATAATTTGCCATATTTTTTACATCTCCTCCCCATGTAGGGACACCCCACTATCCGCCGCACGCCCAAACCCGGACAGTCTACAGCCGTGTTTGGAGATTCCGTCTACCAAATGTCTACCACCTGAGGCCCTGAAACCCTTCTGGTTTCAGGGCCTCAGCCCTTTTTCCCTGTCAGGATTGTCTACCAAATGCCTACCAAGCAAACCTTTCCATGCCGTCACCGAGTTTTTTAGGTGAAAACGAGCAGATATTTGTACCTATTTCTCCTTTGTAAGGGGCGTCATACTTGACTGAAACGCGCAGTCGTGAGTAGGATGCCCCGAAAGCTCAAAATTTAGAAGGAGGAATTCCAAACATGAGAAACCTCAAGCGGACTCTCAGCCTGGCTCTGGCCTCCGTCATGCTCGTGGGCATGATGAGTGTTGGTGCCAGCGCGGTGAACGCGAGCGATTTCACCGATGCGGATGAGATCGTAAACAAGGACGCCGTTTCTACCATGACTGCCCTGGGCATCATCAATGGTAAGGAAGACGGCAGCTACTTTGACCCCACCGGCAACGTGACCCGTGCCGAGATGGCCAAGATGCTCTGCGTCGCCATCAACGGCGGTGTGGATCCCGTGCTGGGCGTCAAGGACACCCCCACCTTTACCGACATCAAGGGTACCTGGGCAGAGTCCTACATTGAGTACTGCGCCGCCAACGGCATCATCGCTGGCCGCGGCAACAACAAGTTTGATCCTACCGGCACCGTGAGCGCCACCGAGGCCGCCAAGATGCTGCTGGGCGTGCTGGGCTACAGCGCCGAGAAGTCCGGCCTGGTGGGCAACGACTGGGCCATCAACACCAACGTGCTGGCCAACCAGAACGGTCTTTACAAGAAACTGTCCAATCTGAACGCCAACACCCTGCTGACCCGTGACAATGCCGCCCAGATGATCTACAATGCTCTGGACGCCGACATGGTTGAGCTGAACGCCGCTGGCAACTACACCACCAGCCAGTACAGCTACACCGGCACCGAGTCCGTCGTGACCGGCACCGAGCGCGTGTGGGTGCTCACGATCAAGGAGAACAACTGCACTGATTCTGGGATCAAGGCTGCTGTTGATGCCCTGAGCGGCTCCGTGTACAACAGCCGCAGCGACGCTGACGAGACCGTGAAAGAGGTCGCTGGCGCTGAGTTCAACAAAGTTAAGTACGCTCTGGAGCAGAAGACCCAGAATGTCTACGGCGAGAACACCGTGACCAAGTACGCCGACGAGACCATGGGCCACAAGTACCTGTCCCTGATCACCGACGGCGACGCCGTGCTGACCGACGTGGAGAAGGACAGCAAGGGCACTTACACCCTGTACATGAACGGCATCACCACCAAGGGCCAGTACACCAAGGTCGAGGGTGACTACAGCAACCTGATCGGCCAGAAGGTCGAGGTTCTGTATAAGGACCGCGAGAATGTGTACGGCGTCTATGCCTCCACCGACAGCTCCCTGATTGTGGAGAGCACTGCTGGTAAGGTTGGTACTCTCAGCAATAATGAGGTCAAGATTGACGGCACCACCTACAAGGTGGACAGCAATGTGACCACCACCGCTCTCTACACCGGTAAGCTGATTGACGGCCTGAATGTGGGCGGCAACAAGGCCGCCGCTGTGAAGGCTTACGACAACGACGACAACGGCAAGATCGACACCGTTGTTTACGTCCCCTTCACCGCCGCCAAGGTGACCTACGTGGGCGAGAAGTCCTTCAACACCGATGTTAACACCAATGTTAAGTTTGAGGACGTGAACGCTTACGACGACATGGCCAAGAACGACTATGTCATCAAGAGCGACGCCGCCAACACCGTGGATGACACCGATACTTATGTCCTGGCTGAGACGGTCAAGGGCAAGATCGAGGCCACCAAGAGCAACTCCGTCCGCATTGACGGTACCTGGTACAACTATGTTACCACCACTCCCGACAAGGATCTGGCTCTGGACAGCACCGTGAAGGCTGCTGTGCTCAACGGCTACATCGTGAAGTCCGAGGTTGTCACCGCCAGCCACGAGCTGAAGGATTACGCTCTGATCGTGAACACCGCCAAGGATATCAACGGCGAGCAGGCCAAGCTGCTCTTTGCCGACGGCACCACCAAGGTGGTTACCACTGATGTCGCGTATGATGGAAACTCCAGCCGCGCCGGTATTGGCGATCTGGTGACCTACGAGGTCAAGAAGGGCGAGTATGTCCTGACCAAGGCTGAGACTTCCGACAAAGATAAGGCCGGCTTTGACCTCATTCTGGCGAATACCTATGAGAACAAGTCCGGCAAGGGCAAGATTGGCGGCGAGAGCATCGCGGACGATGCCGTGATCTTTGTGATGGACAACAACAATAAGTATTCCACCATGACCGGCGCCGACTTTGCCAAGTACGACAAGGATTCCGTGAAGGCGATCAAGAACGCCTATGCCAACAAGGACAACTCCACCGGCTACAACAGCGTGGTTCTGGCCTACGCGACTCTGAACCAAAAGGTCAACTCCATCACCAGCAACTACGGCTATGTGACCAGCGCCGTGTCCACCACCAAGAACAAGGACGGCGAGACCGTGTCTTCCTTCACCTTCTGGGATGGCGCCACCGAGCACAAGGACATCATGACCGACGAGAAGGTTTCCCTGTCCAAGGGCGACATCTTCACCTACGAGGAGAACAAGGACGGCAGCTACACTGTCACCGAGGTCGACAACCTGCTGCGTACCGCCATCATTGCCTACAACGAGAAGAACGGCGATATCCGCTTCACCGACGCTTCTCTGAGCGACAAGGGCAGCAATGTCGACGCTGATATCACCAAAGATACCGTTATCATCGGCATCAACAGCGATGACAAGGCCGGCGTTGCGGGCGCGGTGCCCACCATCGCCATCGAGACTGATAAGTCCGGTGTTTACCAGGCCAACGCCTACTATGTGATGGGCGCCGGCGACGAGGTGAAGCTGCTGGTGGTTGACACCTACGGCAACATCCCCGCGGTTAACAGCGTCATCACTGTGACGGACCCTTCCAACCTGAAGGACACTTGGAATAAGTATACTGATGTCCGCCTGGATGCCAGCAAGATTTCCAAGGCTGAGAGCGTAAATGTGCCTGCTGACAAGACTCTGACCCTTACTGGTACTAACGATACCAACAAGCTCACTGTAACGGTTGAGAGTGGCGCTACTCTGAAGGTGAACGCTACTCAGATTACGGACGGTAAGCTGGAGATTACGCTGAAGGCTGGCGGTGCGGTTGTGCTCTCCGACGGCAGCGTGCTGGGTAAGGGCGGAATTGTTTCCTGTGACTCCGATGTGACGATTGCCAAGACTGCTTCTGGCGTTTCTTACACTACCTCCGGCGTGGTGACCATTGGTGATAATTACAGCTTCTCCGATTCCAACACCTTTGTGCTGAACGGCTCCGTTGTTGGTGCAAAGGAGGGGGTTAAGATTACCATTGGAGGCACTGCTCCTACCGGCACCGGTGTCGGAGCTGACAAAAACTTCTACAGCGCCGCTGGGAGCGCCTCTGCCCAGGGTACCAAGGCAGCGTTGCAGAACAATTCCACCTATGTCTGGGGTACGGTTTACACCGATGGTAGTGGTGCTACTGGCATGGGCTGGGTGAAGCAGTAAAGCAGAACAAAGCATTACTTTTCACTTGTTAAAAGGTAAGAGCCGCCCCCGATTGGGGGCGGCTCTTTTTGTTAGTGGAAAGCTATATAGTAGTAGCTCATTCCGGATTGGTTTGCGTCCGCGTAGAATCTGCCCTCTATCAGGTCGCCGCGGGCCACCCGTATTCCGCTGCTGGTGATCTCCACCAGGTTTCCATCCCGCATGGTGACTGGTGCTCCTTGCAGCGCCAGTCCGCCATAGGTATACATGTCGGACTGCATTGCGCCGTCCTGCCTTACCACAAAGACTGCCCGGGGCGATACCCCCAGCGAAATATCCCGACTTCGGGCGTCATCCCCTGTATAGCTTCCACTTAGAATCTCAGGCTTTAAGGCCAGTGCTTTATCCAGCACACGGAAATCCTCGTTGAAATCCGTGCGCAGGAAATTGTCCTCCGGCTCCCACTGGTGCAGGTGATAGTGTTCCGTATAAGCTGCCATTTTCATTCCTCCCGCAGGGGGGGCGGGCAGTGCCTTTGCTGTACTGGAAAACGCGGCCCCTGCGGGAAAGGACCCCCGCGTCCGGCTGTCTACCGGACGCGGGGGTGGCCTTGCCTGCGGAGGGGGTAATATAGATGGCAAACTATACAGCGCACTATCACCTGCACCAGTGGGAACCGGAGGACAGCTTTTTACGGAGAGACTTCAACGAGGATTTTCAGAAAATTGACGCGGGCCTCGCCGGACGGGGAGATTGCAGCCTTCTGTTCGGCTCTTATGTGGGTACGGGAACTTGCGGCCCGTCCGAGCCTACCGTACTTACACTGGGGATTCCAGCCAAGGCGCTTTGGGTAAGCTGCGGTTCACGCCACGCTGTCTTTCTGAGGGGGAACACGCAGGCGGTTAATTTCAGCACCAGTGATGGAGAACTGCTTGAGGTGGAGTGGACTCAAGACGGCCTGAGCTGGAAGCTGGGGGGAGGACTTTACAATCACGACTACCAGTAGCTCAATGAGGCTGGAACCACCTATTATTACGCGGCGCTTTATCAAGAAAGCAAGGAGGCCCCGGGAAATACCCGGGGCCTCCTTGCTTCTTGGGGTTTGGTGATCAGAACTCAGCGGATAGTGAAGGTCCCGCCAATCAGCTCATTGCCGGTGGTCGTATTGACAATCGTCCAAGTATAAGTGCCATCGACAAGCGCCTTATCGCTCATCTCATAGCCCTTGGAGGAATTATTGATGCCTTCACCAATGACCTGCACATAGAAGTAATGGAAACCAGTGGTCACACCTTTGGCATCTTCCTTGTACATCAGATTACCCTTGCTGTTCTTGATGGACAGAGCAACATTCTGAGCATCCTTGTCAGTAATGCGGAAGGTGAAGAACATGTTGTCGGTGATTTCACCGCCGATGTCATCCTTCTTATCCTCAGGCATCTTGGTCAGAACATAGGCACCATTGGCTTCGCTGCTCAGATCAGAGGCGTTAACAACGGTAGCAGTATTTACACCGCTGCCGGAAATCTCAGCCTTGTCGCTGCCGGAGGAGGTGGTGGAGCCGTAGAAGATGGTGACGATCTCGCCGTTCTTCACGATGGCGGTAACCGTCATGCCCTTCTCCACATCACTCAGAGAGCCAGTCTCGATCTTCTTGCCCTTGGTGACGGCATAGACCTCTACATCGTCGGAAACAGCGTAGCTCTTGCCGCCCAGGTCGATGATACCATCCTCGGCCTCAGCCTTGACCTCCACGCCGGGAAGCTGATAGGTGTCGTCAGTATCCTTCTTGCTGTACTCCTCGCAGGCAGAGGCATCCAGAATCTCGTTCTCAGCATCCGCATAGGCGATAACGTTCAGCAGAATATCGGTCTTCAGGACATTGCCGCTGGGATAGCTGTCCTTCAGCTCCTCATCCATCTTGACAGTGGTGATCTCACCGTTGACAACAGCCTTGTACTCGTAGTAGGTGTTGTCGCTGTCCTTCACCTTGGTGCCGGCCTTGGAGCTGAGGACATATACGATGTCGTCAGAGCTGGCGGACACATCGGAGATGAAGACCATGGTAGCCACAGTGCTACCGCTCTTGCAGTAGTAAACAAAGTTGCCGCTGTTGTCCTTCAGGTCGGGAACATTGGCATAGCCGGTGTAGGACTTATAGGTGGCCTTGCTGCCGGTGCCGGTCTGCACCAGGAAGACGGTCTTGCTGTTGGCGTAGACAGTCTTAGTGTCCAGAGTCATGGCGGACTCGCCCTTGTTGATCTCGACCTTCTTGTTCTCGGCCAGACCAGAAGTGCTGACGCCCTTGATGGTGTAGATGTCCTTGGAGTTCTTGCTGTACTCCACGATGTAACCCTGCATGCCCTTCAGAGCGGTTTCCTTCGCCTTAAAGTTGTCGCCGCTCAGACAGTCCTCATCGACCTCGGCCTCGACCACGGTGCCGTCGGCCAGCAGAAGCTTGGCATAGTAGGAGCTCTCGTCGTCATAGCGGCCCTCATCGGCACCGGTGTTCACGACGTAGGCGTAGTCGCTGGAGGCCTTGGATACGTCGACCTTGATGACATAGCCATAGGAATCCAGGTACAGGTCCAGCACGCTGTCGACCTTGACATCACCCTTATTGGACATCTTCGCGCTGTACTTGTAGGTCTCGCCGTCAGCCACGAAGCTGGAATCGCCGGTGGTCTTGGTGACCTCGACGCCCTCAACCACCTCGGCCAGGGTCATGGTCTGGATCTCACCATCAGCCATGGTGTAGAGAACCACGTCGTCCTTCTCGAAGGACTCAGTCTCGAACTTCTTGCCGTCCACGGTGACATAGCGGTCATCGCCGTCCTTCGCGGCGGTAACCTTGGAGATCTCGCCCACGTAGGTGTTGATGACCACCAGGGTCACGTTGTCGTCGTTGTCCACAAAAGCCTCGACCAGAACGCCGTTGCCGCCGAGCTCGTCGTCGCTGTTGCCCTTTTCGATGGTGAAGGTGCCATTGGCCTTGCCGTCCTCGGTCACATCCACAGTAGTGGTCTTATCCAGGCCCAGGTCGGAGTACAGGGTCTTGGAGCTGACCTTCTCGGAGTAAGAGGCATCGGCGGTGGAAGCATAGGTGCCGATCTCCTTGGTGCCGTTCTTCCACTGGTCGGAGGGACGGCCGAAATCGTCGTGGTTATTGCTGTTCAGGGTCAGGTCAGAGAAGTACTTCTCGCAGAACTGCTGCACCTCGTCCTTGTCGCCCTTCACGGTGCGGTAATCATCGGTCGTGCTGTTGGCGACCTTCACAGGGGCGGAAGCACCCACGATAACCTGCATGCCGTCGGAGCCGATGACAGTGGTGCCCTTGTTGGTGTAGTACACAGTGTCGGCGGTCAGGGTCTGGAACGCCATCTGGGCGGCCTGCTCACGGGTCATGGCGTCGGCCAGCACGATGCCCTTGGGGGCGA